GAAAAGCGCACTGGCAAAACTTTTAAGTATGATATTTCCTATGACCAAATGATTGAAATTAAAAACGAGCAAGATAAACAATTTGAGTTATTTGCAGATGATGAAAGCGTTGATTGTTTTTGTCATGATTAAAGGAGCAAGCAATGTCTAAAGGGTCAATGCCTCGTCCAATAACTGATAAGAAAAAGTTTGCAGAAAACTGGGACAAGATATTTAAGAAGAATGAAAAAAAGAAAAAGCCAAGCACTAAGTAAGCAAGTCGGTGGCGCACATTATAAGCAAGCCAGCATACAGCCCATTGAATTTATCTTGGCGCACAATTTAAATTTTTGTTCTGCAAATGTGGTCAAATATATTTGTCGAAATAAAGGCAACAGAGTCGAAGATTTAAAAAAAGCGAAACATTATATTGAGTTGGAATTGGAGTTATTGCACAATGAAACAGATTAGTTTCTGTATAGACATATATACCAACTCTAAGCCGTTTCTGTATATATGGGTTAACACTCATACTTATATAACATATATAGGAGCTGCGTGGAAAGCCGCAGGCTTTCCCACGCTTTGGGCTGGGGAGAGAGCAGCAGTTAGGCTGGGGGTTGATAGCCCAAACATCTGAGCTGGGGGGGAGGAAACAAAAAATTATGGAGAGTCAATACTGGTGGATAACAACAAAGTCAGTTGAGCAGGCTGAAACTGGATATATAAATTTTGCTACGCACAAAAAGTTTAAAGATTTTAATAAATTTAAAAGAGTGGTTTGGAAATATTTTAGGTCCAAGATTGATATAAGAGAATTAGCTGCCAGAGATAAATTAGTGTTGTGGGCTATTTGTGAAAAATATAATTATCATAGTTGCAGCTGCAAGCTAAGTTATTCTTATTTGGCTAAAATGCTTGGGCTGTCTAGGCATACAATTTCTAAGGCGGTTTTAAATTTATCAGAACATACTCCAGAGCCAATTATTTGGATAGCTATAGAGGGGAGTGAAAGCATAGCTAAGAAGCGCTTAGAGCCTCAGAAACGGTATAAAACTCATTTACTATTGGTAGGTCTTAACCATTATTTTATGGAAGAACTGGAGCAATAGGGGTCTTATAAGAAAAAACTTTTTTATAATAACAAAGTCTAAGAAAGATTAAGAAAAAGGTTGCAATATTATAGTGGTCCTATATTATGTATATATATCGGCTTGTTGGTTAAACGATAAAAAACTTAAAGATAACCAAACTTCTTGAGGAGATTAAAAGCAAAAAAAGCTCACGATAAGTTTCTTTAAAAGATTAAAGTTTTACACGATTTTTTAAATTAGTTGTGCAAATGACATAACATACAAGAAATCTTAACCTAACTGTCAACTTTAGATTAAATGCGTTAAAAAGCATTTCCCAAAATAGGCTTGAGGCGAAAATGACCAAAGAGCAAATGTAGAGGGATTAACTAGGCATGGTTTTGCGATAAACACCTCCCAAAGTAAGGAGCTTTGGATTAAGAGGAACTGTGTAAGCGTGGGATTTGAGGTCTCACTGCGAGGAAAGCTATAAACCTTATTGTTGGAGATATTAACTTAATTGTCTATCTCGGACTCAATAAAAACTGCCATAGTCTGATAATTGTTAAACAAGGTGTAGACCAGTCGGATATAAAAGCGAGGTTTAAGTACCCAACGACTTTTCCTAGAGGCGCTTTATTTTTGGACCACCAAAAAGAATATAACGGCTGTATCGCTGACTATGAGTTGCAGGTTAAGAGGGAATTGAGGTTAGATACCTTGATGTAAATTTATGTTGGCTTGTCCAGTATAGACTCTAGGCGAATAAGAGAGTGGTTTCATCTATATTTTATGCACAATTCTGACGAGAAGGTTTATAAAAATCTAGGAGTTTTAAGCTTAGTCGCTCTAAGTAAAAGCTCTGCAAAACTTTAATCCTTTAAGGGAACTTTATCTCCCAGACCTTCTTAAATTCTTACCACGCATACGCCTTTGGTCCTTATTCATTGTGCTGCTGGATATTCTTTTGCTCCTAGACTGTGAGGTCTTCTTTTTGATAGATATAGGCTTGGGAGCTATTAATTTGCTTTTCTGGACCATTTATTTTGAGTGCGTAGAGAAAGCATTTTATTTTTGGGAGGAGAATGATACGCTTCCTCTACGCCAATTCTATTAATTTGTTGCCTTTAAACCTTTTATTTATCTTTCTTGGTACTTTCCTTATTATCCTCTGTTTTATCGCCTAAATAAAGCTGTCTGAGGCTCTGAGCGTAAGCTTTAGCTCTATTTCTCATGCTGTCTGGTATCCAGAGCTTCATTTTAATAAAACCTTGTTTAATCATTTTTTGCTCATAATTCTCTTGATGTTTGTATTTCTTCTTATCTGCCATTTAATTTTCCTCTTTTAAAAGTTGTTTAATATCTTTTTTACTTACTGTTTCAATGTTTCTAACTGCCAAAACCATAATTAATTTGTTTCTATCTTTGGCTTTTAACTTAGAAGCCTCATAAAACAAATCTTCTATTTGCATGGCTTCTCTAATAAATCTGGATTTACTGATTGAAAATGTTTGCTTGGAGGTAAATGTTCGTTTTCATGCAGCCAAACAATATAGTTTCCGTTTCTTTCGTCTATCTTTACAAAATCACAATAAATACATTGCCCTTTGAACTTTAAAGTTTTTTCGTTAAACCACATGCAGCTCTCCTGTCTTTGATAAATCTAAAATATATTTAGACCTAGATACTGGGTCAGCAATAAAAAGATAAAGGACCAGCTCGCTTCCTTGATAGCCGTATATAACATCTTTATCTATTTTATATTTCATAACCAATATCTCCACCACGACAAATATCAGCGCCAGCACTTATGGCTCTTAAAATGCCTCGCTTTGATATTTCAAACTCATGCACTTCAACTGTATATACTTCTTCTCCGCCAAAGTCAGATTGGTTTGCGCTTCTGACACAGTATTCAGCTTTAGCTTTGGAAGTAAAAACTGTCGTTGTGTCGTTAGCTTCTTCTGGGTTTTGCACTACATATACTTTCATTATTGACACCTTTGGATTAATTCCCATTCTTCCCAAGAAACTATCTTGGAGTTTAAATGTTCGTTTTGTTGTTTTTTCTTGTTTAATAAAATTTCATTGTTTGACTTGGCTACTAAAATGTATCCTTCGTCTTTCCACCTAGCTATAACTGCTTTCATAATTTTCTCCTTTTGGCGGTCTGTAGGAGAATTGAACTCCTATTTCCTCTTGGACAGAGAGGTGTAATAGCCATTATACCAACAGACCTATAGTTAAATTTCTTCTCCTAAGATTTTGCAATTTTTTAAGTAAAGTAAATATTTGTTTTTGTAGTTAGGAGAGTAGTTTTCAATAACTGCTTCCGTTTCTTCTTCATTATTTAACCAGCCTTGCTCCGCCCAAATTACTTTAAGACCATTATGCTTTCTTTGTTCTTCTCTATTAATTAGATTAATAATCTGCTTGTGGTTTTCGCCATTAGGCTCAGCAAGATTAGCTTTAGGATTACCTTCTGGTCCGTACAGCATCATCTCGACTTCGCCTTCAACATAGACTGCGCTTCCGCTTCTTCTTTCTATTTGCTGCGCTATTACTTTAATTGGTTTCATATTTTTCTCCTCTTTTGTTGTTTATGGTTATTATATTATAGGATACCTATATAAAAAACAAGCACTTTTTAACCTTTTTTTTGCCTTTTATTTTGCAATAATTAACTATCAAAATACAAAAATAAGCCTTAAAATGACTATAAATTGACAAAATAAGGACCTTTAACATGGCTAGAAAGAAAATTGAGTTTGACCTTGACCTTGTAAAATTTTACGCCTCAAGAGGCTTGAACTTCAATCAAATAAGCAAAATGCTTGGGGTTAGTCCTCATACAGTATTAAGACGCAAAAAAGATAGTGATAGTTTTGCTAATGCTATTGAGGCTGGGAAAGCCGAAAGTTTGGTAGAAATTGGAAATTCGCTCTACGATAGTGCAAAAAATGGAAATGTCCAAGCGCAGCAATTTTTCCTCAAAAATGTAGGCGAAGACGGACAATGGGCTGATAAGGACCAAAGCCTAAAAGTAGAATTAAATTTAAGAGATGTTTTGGCTGATGCAAAAGGAAGATTAAATGCAGACAATATGCAGACACAAAACATAATTGAAGGAGAAAGCCTTGATATTACTGGTATTGATAACAATGAGCAGCTCCCTATAAAGAAACTGAATAATAAATGATGTTCTATAATGACCTTTTTCTTTTCTCTCCTCTAGGTTTGAACATCAAAAAGCAGCAGCACGGATATATCTTTTCTCCTCTCCGTGCTGTTGTGAATTTGGTAAGTAAGCGCTTACTTACCTTGTTTTTTAGACCCCCATTCGAGGGCAGCGGTACTCCGCTTAGCAGGGAACTAATGAACTAAATTTTTTTAATTTTTTTTATTTTTATGAAATACAAGCCAGAAGAAGAAAAACAACTAATGACCGAACTATGGTCAGCTCAAGTTAAAGACAATCCTTATAATTTCGTAAAATTTGCTTTTTCTTGGGGAATGAAAGATACCCCCCTTGAAGATTTTACTGGTCCAAGAAAGTGGCAAGAAAAAATTTTAAAAAATATTGCTGTTCATATTGCAAGAAATCAAAGAATATCTTTGCCAGAAATGTACCGTATGGCTGTGGCTAGTGGTCGTGGAATAGGTAAATCTGCTTTAGTTGCTTGGCTTATACTTTGGTTTTTATCAACAAGACTTGGGTCAACAGTGATAGTAACCGCTAACACTGAGCAACAATTAAGAAGCAGAACTTGGGCTGAGCTGTCTAAATGGCTTACTTTGTCTATAAATTCTCACTGGTGGCAAAAAACTGCTACAACAATTAGACCAGCGCAATGGTTTGAAGAAGCGTTACAAAAAGATTTAAAAGTAGATACTGGATATTATTACGCACAAGCTCAGCTCTGGAGTGAAGAAAATCCAGACGCATTTGCTGGTTTGCACTCTTTTGCAGGAACTATGTTAATAATGGACGAAGCTTCAGGTATTCCAGCGCCTATATACTCTGTTAGTGAAGGGTTTTTTACTGAGCCAACTAGCGATAGATACTGGTTTGCTTTTTCTAACCCTAGAAGAAATACTGGACCGTTTTACGACTCTTTTCACGGCAGTAGCTCTTATTGGAAAAACACACAAATAGACAGTAGAGATGTAGAAGGAACAGACCAAAAGCTTTTTAAAACTATGCTTGAACAATATGGCGAAGACTCAACAGTAGCTAAAGTAGAAGTTTTAGGTCAATTTCCAAGCTCAGATGATGATACTGTTATTTCTATGGAGCTTGCTAGAGCTGCTGTTGAAAGAGATGTATCAATAACTGCTGGAGAGCCTATCGTTTGGGGTTTAGATGTTGCTCGTTATGGTGGCGATAATTCTGCCTTATGTGTTAGGCAAGGTAATACAGTTTTAGAAATAAAAACTTTTAACTCAATGGATTTAATGCAGCTTTGCGGAGTTATTAAAAATTTATATGATGATAGTTTGGCTATAGATAAGCCTCAAGAAATATTAGTAGATGTTATTGGACTAGGGTCTGGAGTTGTTGACAGATTAGCAGAACAAAATTTGCCAGTTAGAGGCGTTAATGTTTCAGAAGCTCCTTCGTCTAAAAAAAATTATTTAAACTTGCGTGCTGAGCTTTGGTTTCAAATTAAAGAATGGTTAGGACAAAGAGCTTGTTCATTGCCTAATGACAATGAATTAATTCAAGAGTTAGTATCTCCAATTTATAAATACACTTCTTCTGGAAAAGTAAAACTAGAAAGCAAAGAAGAAATGAAAAAAAGAGGTATTAAATCTCCAGACAAAGCAGATGCTTTAGCTCTTACTTTTGCCGCTACAGCTGCTTCCTTTAGTGGCAGTAATAGCTTTCTAGGGTATAATTTCAAAAAACCGTTAAAATCAAAAATTTACAGAGTAGGCTAATTCTATGGAATACAAAGATAATGAAGAATTGCAAGAGTCTGAAGACAGCTCTTATGACGAAGAAAAATTAAAAAGTTGTTTAAAAGCAGAAGTAGATGATGCTCAAGACTTTATTAATCAAATAGGCGAAGAAAGAGCAGAATCAACTGATTATTATTTAGGCAATGAGCCAGACAATACCAGTGAATTGCAATCACAATATATTTCAACAGATGTTAGAGATAGCGTTTTGTTTTTACTGCCTTCTATTATGAGAACTTTTTTTGGTAGTAAAAAAGTGGTTGAGTTTATGCCTCAAAACCAAGAAGACATACCTCTTGCAGAACAACAAACAGATTATATAAATCACATAATCACGCAAAAAAATAACGGCTTTAAAGTTATATATGATGTTTTTAAAGATGCGCTGATTAGAAAAAGTGGTTTTGTAAAAGCTTTCTGGGACGAAAGTCTAACAGCTAGTACGCATGAATATTCTGATTTAAGTTATGAAGCATATATGGCTTTGGTAATGGATAAAGATGTAGAGATTATTTCCGAAAAAATAAACATGGAGTCTTTTACGGTAATTAGCCAAGAAACCCAAGAAGAAATAACTCAAGAAAAACCAGTTAGTTATGATTTAAAAATTAGACGAGTAAAATCTAAAAGCCAAGTTTGCATTGAGTCTATTCCGCCAGAAGAAGTTTTAATTTCCAGATACGCAAGAAGTTTAGAAGAAAGCCCTTATGTTGGTCATAGAACTGTCAAAACTGTTTCTGATTTAGTAGCAATGGGTTATGACAAAGAAGAAATAGAAATGCACGCTGGGTCTGGAAACTATGTTGACACTCACGAAGAAAGACAAGCTAGAAATCCTTATGACAATTTAGACGGTCCAGACAGACAAGATGTTAAAGGTAATGATGTTTTGTATATAGAACATTACTTAAATTATGATTTAGACGAAGACGGAATAGACGAGCTTATAAAAGTTTGTACTATTGGCGAAGGCTTAAATATTATTAATGTTGAGCAGTGGGACGAGCTGCCAATAGTTATGTTTTGTCCAGACCCAGAGCCGCACACTTCAATAGGCAGCTGTCCAACAGATTATTTAAAACCTATTCAAGCTGCTAAGTCGCAAATTATGCGTGATACTTTAGACTCTTTAGGACATTCTATTTTCCCTAGATTTGGTGTTGTAGAAGGTCAGGTTAACATTGATGATGTGCTAAACACTGACATAGGTCAGCCAATTAGAATGAGGCAGGCTGGAGCTGTGCAATCTTTTAACACGCCTTTTGTTGGCAAAGAAGCTT